TACCAACATTCAAGCGGCTCCTTATTCGGTGTGGCTCGCACCGGCCGGATCGCCATGCAATCCGGCGCCGACCATCCGCGAGCACAACAACCCCGGCGCAGTATTCGGAACTTACGGCATCCCCACCACTAACATCATCCACGAGTAAACCCACATGACCCCCGAACAATTTTGCTACTGGCTTCAAGGTTTCATCGAAACCAACAACCCGCAGGCCATGCCGCTGCGCTTGCAGTGGGAGATGATCCAGGCGCATCTGGCGACCGTGTTCACTAAGATAACGCCGACCTACACGACGATTTGCACGCCGCTTCACCTGCCCGATCCCTTTCCCGGCTCCCAAACGATTTGCTGAAATAATAGGCAGTCCCCCATGACACAAGCCGAACATCAGGGGCTCGATTTACCCCATGAGGGGATGCTGATGCCCAACCGAGACGTAGCCAGCTCCGAGGACACTTTGAGCGAGTTGTTCGCCGAGTTGACTGACGATCCGAACATCAGCCACATGCGCACGCTCGATGTGGTCGGCCAAGACGGCGAGTACCTCGGGTCTATCTGCCTCGTCCGCGGCCCTGAGTCCTACAACCTGATGAACCAAGCTGTCGTCAATATGGTTGGGGGCCAACCGGCCTTAATGAATTGAGTCTGGCCCGCTGGGCGCCATTGCAGGGCTACTCGCCCCACGAAAATGCATAAAGCCCAGCCTTAATTCCGAGGAGTTCCTCTATGTTCTTAGCCACAGCCGCAGTGTTATTCACCCTCGCCGCACCGCCCGCCGCCCCCGCAGTCCGGAGCGACTGCGCGACTAAGACGGCGGTATTCGGGCAGGAGGTCGTGAGCGTGTTGCGGGAAGGACACTCCGTCGAGGCCGCTAAACGGGCCGTAGTGTCGTCCGATGCGGCGTTTAAGTTGATGGGGGAGGCGCTAGTGGACGCCGTAGCGGCCGGGAACGCCAAAGAAGCCGGAGAGATTTTTGACATGATTATCGACGCGTGCGTCCAACGGATGTCACGGCCGCTGATACGCAAGATTTAACCCATGAAACGCCCCAAGTTCATCACCGTTAAGTGGAACGATCACCACGAGTCCGACGCGGCCTGGGCCGCTGCGGGCGAAGAGCCGCACCCGGCCAAGTTCGAGAGTCGCGGGTACCTCATCTACGAGGATGAGACGATCCTTGAAATCACCAACACTATTCCTTTGGACGATACCGCCGGCGCTAATTTGTATGGGCGGCCGTTGCGGCTGCTCAAAGGAGCCGTCTACTACCGCTCCGACGACGCGAATCGCGCCAAGAAACCGAGAAATCGCGCCACAAAGACCGAAATCGCGCCACAAAGTAGCGAGGTGGCGTAGTGGCTAAGTCGCTACGGGCTCTGTTCCTCGATATTCGCGGTCTGTCACCGCACGGTTGGCTCGAACGCCTGGCCGCAATGGGCATCATCGTCAAGTGCTCAAATTTTAGGCAGCCCACGACTCGGTTTGTGTAGGCTTTTCCCACCATGGCGCGTCCTAAAGTCGTCCAACTCCCGCTCGCTGAGGAATTAAACGATCAGCAGCGCCAATACGTGCATCTACTCGTCTCCGGAATGAACAAGACCGCTGCGGCGGCCGGCGCTGGCTACGCGAGCCCACACATTCGCGGTTCCGAACTGTATGCCCTGCCGCATGTCCGCGCCGCGATCGACGAAGCGCGTGACGCGGCCGCCAAACGCAACCTTGTGACCCGTGACATGGTCGTTCAGGGTTTCCTCGACGCCGTGCGCGCGAGCGCTACGGCGACTGAGCTCGTCATGGCATGGCGCGAACTAGGCAAGATGCTCGGTTACTACGAGGCCGAGAAGATCGAGAAGAAAATTACGTTGATCGCAGAGCGTCGTATCGAGGATCTGCGCCAACTGCCCGACGACGAGCTGGCCGCACTGTTGGAGATCGACCTCAAACCACGTCCGCGGGTGATTGATGGCACAGCCGCGCAAATTTCAGATTGAAGGGGAGCCCGTCTTAACGGCGGAGGAACTAGCGGCGCTGACGCCGGAACAATGGAAAGCGCGGCGCCAGGCGTACAAGAAGGTCATGAACGTACGGCGCGCAGCAAGGCGCCGAGTGGCTATATCCAAGCGCGAGGAGCTGAAAGCCAAGCGACAGAAGGCCGCGCATAACATAGCCAACAAAAGGCATCGCGAGAAGTTGGCGGCGCGCAGGGGCGAGATAGAGATTACGACCACGGAGCGCGAGCTTATGTGGCGCGAAGCGGCAAGACGACGGTTGCTCCCGTTCGTGTTGCGCTTCCACCGAAAGTATCGAGCCGGTTGGGTGCATCGAGACATCTGCGCCCGGCTGGAGAAGTTCAGTGACGACGTGGCTAACGGCACGAGTCCACGGTTGATGCTCTTCATGCCGCCGCGTACAGGTAAGAGTGAGTTGGCATCGGTCAACTTTCCCGCGTGGCATTTAGGGCGTCATCCTGACCACGAGATCATCGCGTGTTCATACGCGCAGTCTCTGGCGATTAAGTTTTCGCGCAAAGCGCGCGCGTTGTGCCGAGATCCGGGTTACTTGGCCGTGTTCCCCGCAGCCGCGCTCGACGACGAGACCCAGGCGGCCGAGGAATGGCTGACCAAGGGCGGCGGCGGTTATGTCGCGGTTGGTATCGGCGGCCCGATCACGGGCAAAGGCGCACACGTACTGTCGATCGACGACCCGGTAAAGAACCGCGAGGACGCCGACAGCGCATCAGCGCGCGAGATGGTGAAGGATTGGTACTCGTCAACTGCGTACACGCGGCTGTCGCCGGGTGGTGGGGTGCTGGTGACTATGACGCGGTGGTCGGAAGATGACCTCGCTGGCTGGTTACTGGCGCTACAGGACGCAGGAGAGGGGGATAAGTGGGAGGTGGTCATCTACCCGGCGATTGCCGAGGTGGACGAGCCATACCGGGCGAGGGGCGAGGCCCTGCATCCGGAGCGGTATGACCTTGAGGCGCTGATGCGCATCAAGAGGACCCTGATACCGCGCGACTGGCATGCGCTGTATCAGCAGAAGCCGGTGGTTGAGACGGGACTGTACTTCAAGAAGGACATGTTCCGGTACTACGACCAGTTGCCGGCTGGGAAGCGGTACAAGTTTTATGCCGCTTGGGACTTGGCGATCGGGCGTAAGGAGAGCAACGACTACACCGTCGGTATCGTAGTGGCGGTGGACGAGGACGACGTGATCTACGTCGTGGACATGATCCGCGGCAAGTGGACCTCGTTCGAGATCGTCGAGCAGATGATTAACGCGCACGAGCGCTGGGGTACGGAACTCGTGGGGATCGAGCAAGGGCAGTTGTCCCTGGCCATCGAGCCGATCCTGGAGAAGCGCATGAAGGAGCGGAAAGTTTTTCTCCCGCTCGCGCCGCTCAAGCCAGGACGCCGGGACAAGGAGTCACGCGCGCGAGCCATCCAGGGCCGCATGCAGCAAGGCGCCGTGATGTTCCCGAGAGGAGCCGGGTTCATCCAGGATTTGGTAAATGAACTTATGAAATTCACTGCGGGCGGGGTGCACGACGACGTGGTAGATGCAATAGCGTGGATAGGACAAATGCTTCAGGAAATGACCGGGCCGCAACGAACGAAAGAGGTGCAGAAGAAGTCATGGCGGAACAAGATCAAGGGCTTCATGAAGAAGGACTCCCTCGGAGCGATGGCCGCATGACCGCGTGCCCGGCGTGTTCCGTTAACGAGAAAGCCCACGGTCGCGGGTATTGCCGCCCGTGCGTGAATGCCAAGAATTCTGGATATTACCGGGAAGTCATGCAGAATCCAAAGCGCCGCGCAGCGCGGATGCGGCGCCAACAATTAACTAATCGCGGCCTGACTCCGCAGGAATATTCGACTCTTCTCGAACAGCAACGCGGCCTATGCGCAATCTGCGCTAAGGAGCCTTCGGGTGTCGGTTCGCGGGCGCAGCTTCATATAGATCACGACCACGCCACCGGGAAAGTGCGCGGACTATTGTGCGGAGAATGCAACGCATCTATCGGCTTGATGAGGGACGACATCGCGCGGCTGCAAGCCGCGATTGAATACCTCAAGAAGGCGCCGAATGAAATTTAGAAAGAAACCAGTTGTGGTCGAGGCCGCCCAGTGGTTTGGGGCCGGCGACCATGGGCAGGTGGTCGAGTACGAGTTGTGGACCGCCGGTGACGTCTGTGAGATTTGTGGCTCCGCTAAAAGCGCGCACGGTTGGGTGAGTACTCTGGAAGGGGGGCACATCGTGTGTCCGGGAGACTGGATCATTCGCGGCGTGAAGGGTCAGCACTACCCCTGCAAGCCGGAGATTTTTGAACAGACGTAC